CCTTAAAAGAATTTGACACTCCAGACCAAAAAATTGAAAAAGTTCTACAATTATACGGAAGAAGTTTTGACGAAACCAGAAAATTTATAATTTCTTTAGCAAATATGAATTCTGTTAATTATAATGTTGGAAATGACATACCATCACAGTTATTGAAAAATTTAGCACAAACTTTAGGTTGGAATACAAACATTTCCCCAATAAGTAACGACGAATTATTAAACGCATTATTTAATTCAAGCAATAGTAGTTTTGAAGGTGTCCCAGTAGGACCAACACCAGACGAATTGAATTTCCAATTTTATAGAAATCTAATCTTAAATTCTGCATTTTTATTTAAATCAAAAGGTACTAGAAAATCTATAGAAATTTTATTAAGGTTAATTGGTGCCCCAGAAGCTTTAGTTGAATTTAATGAATACATATATATTGCTGATCAAAAAATTAATATAAATGAATTTGACTCTAAATACGCTAAAATATCTGGAGGAACATATGTAAATCAAGTTGCTGTTATTGACCCAACTGAAGTCTACACAATTTTTGGTGTCCCTTATACTGCGTTTACAACATCACCAATTGTTTTAGATGTTGACACAATTAAGGCCGATTATCCAATAGATAGTTTTGGATATCCAAGTATGCCACGCGAAACAGATAGTTACTTTTTCCAAAAAGGTGGTGGTTGGTTTGAATCAACACCACAACACAGAATGCCAAACGAAGTTGATATTACAGGTAGTATATTTACAGGTGAAAACCCAACCTATCAAACAAAATTAAAACCTTTTAATTATGGTGAAGAATATTTAGATAGATATAGGAATTTTCCATACATTGATATGGGTTTTAAATTAAGAAAAACAATTGATAATAAAAAAAGTTGGAATAGTAGTATTGAAGGAATAAGAAATTATAATGATGGTAATTTTAATGCTTTTTATAGACTTAAAGAAGAAAAATTAATTTTAAATGTTAAAAATGTTGATATTTTTTTGAACCCAGCACAAGGGATTTTATATGATATTTGGTCAATGTCTAGAAATTATAATTTCCCAATACCAGAAGAAGGTTTAAGTTATGTCCCACCAACAAAGTGTAATCCATTTCCAAACACACCTTATCCACAAAAAGGTGGGGTAGATTGGACTGAATCAATACCAAAACCAAAAGAAAAGTCTTTTTTTGAATTTGCACAAACTTTTTGGTTAAACACAATTAATGTTAGAAATAGACAGTTTATTACAGACGGTAAAACAGGGGGTTATCCAACACTACAATCAATATTTTGGAAATATTTAGAATCTAATTTATATGTAAACATACCAAATGATGAATTTACTTATCAAAAAATGATAGATTATGTTGTTGGTCTTGGAGATTATTGGATTCGACTTATTGAACAAATGGTACCAGCAACAACAATATGGGACACAGGTGTTAGGTACGAAAACTCAATATTTCACAGACAAAAATTTGTTTGGCGTAGACAATGTGGTTGCCAGATTATACCGGTACCTTGTAAACCTTGTTCTTTATTGACACAAATTGTACCAATTGACTGCCCAGTACAAACTGTTGAATGTAATTTATATCCTTGGGAAAATGACCCACAAATTAAAACATTTGGGGATATTTTATCAATATTGTTAAACCAATATTTGGCAACACAAGAAAATTCACAAAATTGTCAGTACGATACAATGACATCAACTTGGTACGTTGATGTCAGATTAGATGGTATTAATGTTGTATCATATGAATTTTTTAACGGATATGGTTATTCTAATCCTATACTTAGTATACCAACAGAAACACAATGGGCTTCTGCGGTAAATGGTGCATTAGCCAGTTTACTTACATCTGGTTTTTCTTATACTATAATTGGTGATAAGGTTTATGTTTATAATAATAATTGTATACCTTTTGGTTCACCACAACTTTTTGAAATAAACGTAGGAATAGATTTTAATATTCTTTGTTCTATAACATTAACCGATTTTGAAACTGAATAATGGGGTGTGGTCTTATAAGATATGAATTATTTATAACTGGTGATTGTACTAGTTCTGGTGTTGGTGAAATATATATTGAACTAACCGGTGGAACCGCACCATATACTGTTACAGAAACATCATCGTCTGGTTTATTACCAACATCTGCGGCAACAACAACTTATTATTTTAGTGGTCTTACCGCTGGAACATATGTTTTAGAAGTGACCGATAATTGTCTATCACCTGGACCAACAACTGAATACATTAACATACCAATTTCATCCGGGTCCACAATAAATATTATTTCAGTAACTGAAACAACTTGTGGTGAAAATAATGGTAGTGTTGAATTTGAATTTGATCCATTTTATGGTAGTGGTTATTATGAATTATATGAAACAATATTAGGTTATGTAACTAGTGGTGAAACAACACAAGCGTTAAATAATGTTGGTCCATTATCTGCTGGCACATACTATATTTTAGGTGACGATGGTGGGGGATGTACTGGCACTAGTGCTACATTTGTGGTACTTAGTTCAAACACACTAGACTATGGTTTTTATGTTGTTAATGACGCAAGTTGTGTTGTTGGAACCGGAGCCGGTAAAATATTTGTAACAGGAACAACAGGGACACCACCATACACATATCTTTGGAGTAATAGTGCGACAACAAGTAGTATAACTGGACTAACAGCTGGTAGTTATGGTGTAACAGTTACAGATTCTGACGGTTGTTCACTATCAAAAACTGTTGATGTTGATTATGTACTACCAATTGGGGTTGTAAGTATAAATACAGTACCACCTAGTTGTTTTTTAAGTGATGGTCAATTAACTTTAATTGTTACTGGGGGTACAGCACCATTTTATTATTCTGGGTCAAACGGAACTGTTGAAATATCCTTTTCTGACACTTACACATTTAGTGGTTTGGCATCTGGGTATTTTGAATACCTTGTAACTGACGCAGGACTTTGCACAACAACAGATTCTGTGTTATTAGTAACACCAAATTCATTTTCTTTTGGTAGTGTAACCACAACAAATTCAACGTGTAATGGCTCTAATGGTACTATTGAAATTACAGTTAATGGTGGTTCACCAGTTGGAACTTATACTTATAAATTAATTGATTCTTCCGGAAATACAATACAAAATATTGTTACGGCAACAAATACAACATTTAATAATGTTCCTTCTGGAAATTACACGTTTACCATTGGTAATGGTGGGTGTGAATACACAGGAACAACATCAATATCAAATACCGATAAATTTACAATTAGTTCTATTACAACAACTGGTACTACTTGTGGATTTTGTAACGGAAGTGTTCAGATTGTTGCAACAAGTGGTGGGACATTACCTTACACATATCAGATTGACGGATTCCCAACATCACCAGTAACAACATATAATAATTTATGTGCCGGTTATTACACGGCAATTGTAACTGATGCCGATGGATGTTCACAGTCACAAAATTTTGTAATTACACAATCAAGTAAAGTTACATTTTTACCATACACACAAGAACCAATTATTGGTAATGACGGGTTAATAAAAATATTTGTAACAAATGGAACACCACCCTTTACATATAACTGGAGTTCAAATGTAAATGGACAAGTCGGCCCACAAGTCACAGGTTTAACTGCCGGAACATATGTAATTGAAGTTATTGATAGTACGTTTTGTTCAAGTAAAAAAACAATAAAATTAACTGGAACAAAACAAGTTGCAAGTTATGAAATATATAATGTTTGTCAAGGCAGTTTCCAAAACGACGGAACAATAAGTGTTAGAAGTTTTGGACAAATGTATAGTGAAGGTTATTTTTCTTTAACAGAAGACGATTTAAATTGCATACTAAATAATGCCACATTTATTGCTGAAGTAGTTGTTGACGGTGAAGTGCACCAACAAACTTTTTATACTTCAACAAACATCGGAGACTACCCAACAATAGAAACTTGGATAGAAACATTACAAGATTTATTTGGTTTATACCCAAATATTGGTGAAGTTACTTTTGATATTGAAAATAACACTATGAAAGTTTATAACTTTTGTGAAGAAACAGATGGTTGTCAACCAAAAACATATAATGAATTAACAAATTCTTTAGTTATTGTTAATTTAATAATTAATTATGATATTTCTTGTGTTGAATGTGACATACCGCCGACACCAACACCAACATTAACACCAACATTAACACCAACCCCAACACCAACATTAACACCAACACCTTCTCCAGAATATAATAATGCGTTTATCACAGTTTGGGATACGTCAATAACTTACCCAGGATCAACAGGTTCTTTGACTGTTAGATTACCATTTGTTAGTAGTACTGGTAGTTATAGTAATGGTTTAATTGATTGGGGTGACGGAAATACAAGTACTTTAAGTTATACAAATAGACAACATACATATGGAGCACCAGGTCAATATACGATAAAGATATATGTTTATCCTGGCGGAACATTTAGTGGGTGGCAGTTTGGTGGTGGAAATTCAAACGGTGTTGATAGGGAAAAAATACTAAAGGTATTAAAATGGGGACCAATACAGTTAATGGATACTGATGATTTTTACGAATGTGTTAATTTAAATATGAATTATGTTGTTGACACACCAAATATTTCATCAATGGCGTTTTTAGACTATTTCTTCTATGGTTGTACAAACATTACAACAATTAATAATATTGGAAATTGGGATGTTTCAAATATCTTCACAATGTTTGAATTTTTAGGTGGTGGAACAACATTAACAACCGCAAACTATAATAGTATGTTACAAGGCTGGGCGTCATTAGGTACATCATTACAAAATGGTGTTACATTAGATGCTCAAACAACAACATATAGTGCCGCACCAAGTGCTGGTGAAACAGCAAGAAATTATTTAGTTTCTACAAAAGGGTGGATAATAAATGACGGAGGACCAATATAAAAAAATATCGTCTAAAAAGACGATATTTCAGATTATCGTTATTTTAAATGATATTATTTCCAAATTTCTTTTGAATTCATATATCCTAAAACACAAGTATATGCATCTGTTTGGTCAAAATTTTCTTTTTTAAGTGTGTTGTTTTTTGTATATTGCCACGTAATTTGTGGCTCACGTTTAGCAACTTTTTCCCAAACTATCATTTTTTTGTCAATGTCT